ATGGGCAAAGACGTGAAACGCGCGCCGGGGACGGCTGCGGAGAGGCGCGCGGCCCTGCGCAGCGCGGGCGTGGTGCGGCGCTGGAGCAGCGCGAAGGAAGAGCTGTTCTTCGAGGAACTGACCGCGACCAGCAATGTGAGCCAGGCGGCGGCGCGGGCGGGGATGAGCGCCGGGGCGGCCTATTATCGGCGCGGGGTCAATCCCGCGTTCGCCGCGCGCTGGGTGGAGGCGCTGGAGGCGGGCTATGCGGCGCTGGAGATGGCGTTGCTGCACCAGACGATCAACGGCAGCGAGCGGATCGAGACGGTTACCGGCGAGGATGGCGCGGTCCGGCAGGTAAAGACGGTGCACAGCTTTCCGCATGCCGTCGCGATCCGCCTGTTGCAGACGCATCGCGAGGCGGTGCAGCGGTTCCGCGCGCTGGAGGGCGCGCGCGACGGGGACGATCCGCAGCTCGCCGCGACGATCAAGGCGGAACTGGCGCGGGTGCGGGCGCGGCTGGCGGATGGCGAGACGGACGGGCAGGCGGATGGGTGAGGGCGCGCTTTCGGATTTCGAGCGGTTCGCGCAGCTGTCGGACGAGGATCAACTGGTGCTGCTGCGCGCGATCGGCGACGCGGGGCTGACGCGGCTCGCCACCCGCTGGGAACATCGCGCGCGGCCGGCTCAACTGCCGCCGCCGGGTGACTGGACGGTGTGGCTGGTGATGGCGGGGCGCGGTTTTGGCAAGACGCGGCTGGGCGCGGAATGGGTGCGGGGCATCGCGGAGGCGGATGCGACGGCGCGGATCGCCCTGATCGGGGCGAGCCTGCACGATGCGCGGGCGGTGATGGTGGAGGGCGAGAGCGGGCTGCTCGCCATCGCCCCGCCGTGGGCGCGGCCGTTGTGGCAGCCGAGCCGGCGGCAATTGCTGTGGCCGCACGGGGCGATGGCGACGATTTATGGCGCGGCGGAGGCGGACGGCCTGCGTGGGCCGCAGCACAGCCATGTCTGGGGCGACGAGATCGCGAAATGGAGCCGGGGGCAGGAGGCGTGGGACAATGCGATGATGGGATTGCGTCTGGGCGACGATCCGCGCGCGATCGCCACCACCACGCCGCGCCCGGTGCCGCTGGTGCGCAGGTTGGTCGCTCAAGCGGGCGTTGCCGTCACGCGCGGGCGGACGGTGGACAATCGCGGCGCGCTGCCCCCCGCCTTCCTGGAGGCGATGGCGCGGGATTATGGCCAGACCCGGCTGGGGCGTCAGGAACTGGAGGGCGAGCTGATCCTCGACCATGACGGCGCGCTATGGTCGCGCGATTTGCTGGAGCGGTGCCGGGTGGCGCGGCTGGACTGGACGGGGGACGATGCGGAGCCGCTGTTGAAGCGGGTCGTGGTCGGCGTCGATCCGCCGGCGGGCAGCGTGACCGGCAAGGGGGGCGACGCGTGTGGCATCGTGGTCGTGGGATTGGGGCCGGACGGGCGCGCCTATGTGATCGACGACGCCAGCGTCGAGCGCGCCACGCCGGAGCAATGGGCGCGCAGCGTGGCGCGGGCCTATCATCGCTGGGGCGCGGACCGGGTGATCGCGGAGGCCAACCAGGGCGGGGAGATGGTCGCGTCCGTGCTGCGCGCGGCGGAGGCGGGGCTGCCGGTGCGGCTCGTCCATGCCACGCGCGGCAAGGTGGCGCGCGCGGAACCGGTGGCGACGCTGTACGAAAGCGGCCGGGCGTCGCATCGCGGGCTGTTCCCACGATTGGAGGACGAAATGTGCGGGATGCTGGCGGGGGGCGACTATGTCGGGCCAGGGCGATCGCCCGACCGGGCGGACGCGCTGGTGTGGGCGATGAGCGACCTGATGCTGGGGCGCTCGGGCGAACCGGGTTTCAGGATGCTGTGATTTGGGGCTGGTGACAGATTTGATTCATGATAGGTTCAAAATCTGGTTCCCCAGCAGGCCCGACGCCAAGGTGGACAATATCGTAGAGCAGATAGCCAGAGTGGAGTCCCTGCCGCAGTTGTGGCGGATCATGATCGGCTATTTTCGGGAGCGGGGCTATGGCGCGGTCAGCTATTTCCTGTGCGGTCCGGGCGAGCCGGGGGCGGGGCCGGGCCTGATCGCGCCGCCGATCCACCACGGGTTCAGCCCGGCGGCGGTCGAGGCCTATCTCAATTCCAATTTCGAGCAGGTCGACATCGTGCCGCGCATGACGATGGCGCATGGCCGCCCGCTGCGCTGGACCGAGGTGTGGGCGAGCGTCGAACTGAACGAGGAGGAGCGCCAGTATCTGACGCTGATGCGCGCAGTGGAGATGGGCGATGGCTATTCGCTGCCCTGTTATGGGCCGGGCAAGCGCAATGGCTATGTCGGCATCGGGCGGATGATGGCGGATGCGGCGACGGACGAGGGCTCGCTGCGCGAGATGCATCTGTCGGCGCAGGCGGCGCATCTGCGCATCTTGGAGTTCACGGCGACCGAGCAGGCGCGCACCAAGCCCCTGTCGGCGCGGGAGCGCGAGATACTGGACTGGGTCGCGCGCGGGAAGAGCAACGGCGTGATCGCGGAGATCTTGCAGATCTCCTCCGGCACGGTGGATACCTATCTGCGCCGGATTTACGAGAAGCTGGGGGTTTCGGACCGGACTTCGGCAGCGGTGCGGGGGATTGGGATGGGGTTGATTGCGGCTTGAGGGGTAACCATCTTAGGAATCGCATAATGAAAACCATTCTCATTCTCACATCCTAATAGATGGAAAATTTTGTTATTGCTATCCAGTATGTTACTTGTTTCTTCCTGCCCAAGGCAGGAACTGCGAGCGTTTCTCACTGTTAGGTTTAGGCATTGGTGTGTTATGTCAACGTCAATCACTCGGTTCGACGCCGAATTGCAACGATTCGTCGCATTAAAGATTCGTACATCTTGCTGACTTAAATTTATCATCCAACGCTCGCTTGCGAGCCTTAATCGACGGGGATTAAGATGACCGATCAACCTAATTCGGCCTGGGTGGAGGCCGCACGTATTGCCGGCGCTAAAACCCATGACGCTCTTGGGCCGGTCATGGACGGCCTGCAGTTGGAAATTGAAGTTGTCAGTGAGGCAGAGGCTGCTGGTACAAACTCGCTGGATCGTTCTTTCCTTGACTATCTGAAAAATGGCGAACATTTATCGGATGGTTTCTTGGCGAATGCTCGATAATAAAATTCGGAGCCTCGCCGCGCGGGGTGAAGAATGTCCAAGACTATCGAAGTGATTCTAAAGAAAGATTTTCGCGATCTTATACAAGTTTATATAGCAACATTTGCTCATTCATACGCGCGCCTGAATAGTGGCCCTGCGGACTTTGACAAAGATTTGGTTGTATATGACAATCTGATCAATGCGAAAGCCGAGGACATTATTCGGGCCGCTGCGTTTGGTATAAGCGGGTATTCGAATCTTTATAAAGTTATGCCTCGCGAGACTTTTGACGAGTTTAAGATTATCTATTATCTTGGACTTGCCATAGAGAAACATCTTACCAAGGCGGGGCACGCCAAAATTGTTCAAGTTCACATGTTTACCTTGATCGGGCTTATGGATGAAGCTCTGAAACGCAAAGGCGTTCTAAAGCCGCAACTCACGGGAGCGATGACTACACTTATCCGGTTCGGGCACTTTGATAGAGAGCTAGGCAATACTGGATGTTATCTTATCTATAAATGTAGTTCCACAGCGCCCAGCCATATGGCTGCGTAATCCTGCTATTATTTTCGTACTACATCGACGCAGGCCGCCATTGTGATTTATTATAGATGCGGTCTGAGCGCGGTCATCAGCGCGTGCGCTTTCCATCACGCCTAACCGAATAGGCCACCAAATGTCGTCCTGCGATATGATGGTGCGCGCCGCCCGTTGTGCGGCGAAGGCGTGATAAGAGGTTTCCGCCATACATGGGGAAGCGTCGGCCTACGATAATGACCTGACGCTTGTGATGCAGATGAAGAAAACGGCGATCTCTGCGCTAAACCTTCTCATTAGCAGGCTTCACATAGCCGCCTAAATAAACGCACCCATTCCAAATGCGTTTGCCGGATAATGTCCGCGAAAGCGGAAGAGGCAAGGACGCCACGGGGCGTTGGCTCACCCCCACCCAAACAATGGAGATTTCCCATGAACTGGTTCGGTCGAAAGGCCGCGGCGGCTCCGTCGCGGCCGGCGCTGGCGCGCGCCTGGATGAATGCCATCGCGGCGCCGATGGGCGACTGGCCGCTGGGTTATGAGGCGCAGGTGCGCAGCGCCGTGATCGGCAATCCGGTGGCGCAGCGCGCGATGCGGCTGGTGTGCGAGGCGGTGGGGAGCGCGAGCGTCATCGCGGAGGCGGCGGCGCCGGGGGATGCGCGGCGGGCGCTCGACCTGCTCAGTGCGCGGTCGGCGGGGCAGGGGCTGATGGAGACTCTGGCGGCGCATGTCCTGCTGCACGGCAATGGCTATGCGCAGGTCGGCGCGGATGCGGACGGCGCGCCGGTGCGGCTCTATGCGCTGCGGCCGGACCGGGTGGCGGTGGAGCCGGATGCCTCGGGCTGGCCGGTCGCCTACAGCTATCGGGTGGGGGACAATATGGTGCGCTATCCGGCGGAGGATGGCGCGGGGCGCACCGCGATCATCCACTGCCGCGCCTTTCACCCGCTCGACGATCATTATGGGCTGGGCTGCCTGGGCGCGGCGGCAGGCGCGGTGGCGATCCACAATGCGGCGACGCGGTGGAACAAGGCGCTGCTGGACAATGCGGCGCGGCCGTCCGGGGCGCTGGTCTATGACGGGGGCGACGGCGCGGGCCTGTCGGGCGAGCAATTCGACCGGCTGCGCGAGGAACTGGAGGCGACATTCCAGGGCGCCGCCAATGCGGGGCGTCCCCTGCTGCTGGAGGGCGGGTTGAAGTGGCAGGCGCTGAGCCTGTCGCCGGCGGACATGGATTTCGTCTCGCTCAAGGCGGCGGCGGCGCGGGACATCGCGCTGGCGTTCGGGGTGCCGCCGATGCTGCTGGGGATGCCGGGGGACAGTACCTACGCCAATTATCGCGAGGCCAACAAGGCGCTGTGGCGGCAGACGGTGCTGCCGATGGCGGCGCTGATCCTCGGCGCGCTGGCGCAGGGGCTGCGCGGGGCCATTCCGGGGCTGGCGTTTCGCGTCGACATGAACGGGCTGCCGGCGCTGGCCGATGATCGCGCGGCGCTGTGGCAACAGGTAGCGGGGGCGGATTTCCTGTCGCCGCAGGAGAAACGGGCGATGCTGGGCATCGCGCCGGTCGAGGGAGGCTGAGGGCATGCAGGATCAGGATATGCTGGCGAGCCTCGTCAGCCAGGCGGAGGCGGAAGGCGGCGACATGGTGATGATCCGCGCGATCATCGAGGAGGCGAGCATGATCGGCGCGGATCGGGCGCTCGACCGGCTGGGCCTGTCGGATGCCGGCGCGGCGGAGGATGTGAAGGCGCTGCGCGAGCTGCTGGGCGGCTGGCGCGATGCGAAGCGGGCGGCGCGCCATGCGGTGCTGGCGTGGATCGTGCGGCTGTCGGTGATGCTGCTTCTGCTGGGGCTGGCGGTGCAGGCGAACCTGTTTCCGGTGACGCGCGGGTGAGTGCGGGAGGGAGCGGGGGGTTGCGGTTCGCGGGCTATGCCGCGCTGTTCGGGCGGCGCGACCGGGGCGGCGACGTGATCGCGGCGGGGGCCTTTGCGGAGAGCCTGCGGCGGCGGCTGGGGGCGGGAGAGGTCTTGCCGATCCTGTGGCAGCATGACCCCGCTCGGCCGATCGGCGTGGTCGAGCATGTGTCCGAGGATGCGCGCGGGTTGCGGGTGGTCGGGCGGGTGTCGTCGGGCCGCGCGGCGGATCTGGTGCGGGCGGGGACGCTCGACGGCCTGTCCTTCGGATACCGGGTGGTGGCGGCTCGGGCGGGCGTGCCACGGCGGCTGGACGCGCTGGATATTGTCGAGGTGAGCCTGGTGGCGCATCCGATGCAGCCGATGGCGCGGGTGCATGCTGTCGCGGGGTAATCCCACGCGCGCTCCGTTCGTCCTGAGTAGCCATTGAGCGAAGTCGAAATGGCGTATCGAAGGATCGGGGTGGTGCGCTGGTCCTTCGATACGGGCCTTCGACTTCGCTCAGTCCCTACTCAGGACGAACGGTTTGGGTGAGGCGAACAGGCACTTTGGATTTTCCGGCGGCGGGCTTTGGCCTTGCCGCCTTTTTCTTGTGCAGCAGGAGAAGCAAGCATGGTGGAAGTGAAGGCGGATGCGTTGGAGGAGAGCTTTGATGCGATCCTGCAGGCGGAGAAGATCGCGGGCATCGAGGCGCGGATCGACGGGATCGACGCGGCGATGAAGGCGCGCGCGGCGGAGGCGGCGCGGCCGGTGCTGGATGGGGTGAAGGGGGCCAGCGTCGATCCGGCGCGCGCGGCGTTCGTGGATCGCTACCTGCGGCGCGGGCTGGAGGCGGGCGTGGAGCTGAAGAGCTTTTCCGGCGCCAGCGGTGCGGCGGGCGGCTATGCGGTGCCGCGCGAGATCGACGACGAGATCGGCAAGCTGCTCAAGGCCATCTCGCCGATCCGGCAGGTCGCCAATGTGGTGCGCACCGGCTCCGCGGGCTATCGCAAGCTGGTGACGGTCGGCGGTGTCGCGTCGGGCTGGGCGAGCGAGACGGGGGCGCGGGCCGAAACCGCGACGCCAACCTTCAGCGAGATCGTGCCGCCGTCGGGCGAGCTGTTCGCCAATCCGGCGGCGAGCCAGGCGATGCTGGACGATGCGCAGTTCGACGTCGAAAACTGGCTGGCGGGCGAGATCGCGGAGGAATTCGCCAAGGCGGAAGGGGCCGCCTTCATCACCGGCAACGGGACGAACCGGCCCAAGGGATTCCTCACCTACACCACGACCAGCGAGGCGGACGCGGTGCGCGCGTTCGGCACGCTGCAATATGTCGCGTCGGGAGCGGCGGGCGCCTTTGCGGCCACCAATCCGCAGGACAGGCTGGTCGATCTGGTCCAGTCGCTGAAAGCCGCGTACCGGCAGGGGGCGGTGTTCGTGATGAACGCGGCGACGCTGGCGCGCATCCGCAAGTTCAAGACGACGGATGGTGCGTTCCTGTGGCAGCCCTCGCTGATCGCCGGGCAGCCGCAGACGCTGCTGGGCTATCCGGTGGTCGAGGCGGAGGACATGCCGGATGTGGCGGCGGACAGCCTGTCGGTGGCGTTCGGCAATTTCCATGTCGGCTATGTGATCGCCGAGCGCGGGGAGACGAGCATCCTGCGCGATCCCTATAGCAACAAGCCGTTCGTCAACTTCTACGCGGTGAAGCGGATCGGCGGCGCGGTGGCGAACAGCGATGCGATCAAGCTGATGAAGTTCGCGACTTCGTAAATGACGTCCGTTCGCCCTGAGTAGGAGACTGAGCGAAGGCGAAGGCTCCGTATCGAAGGGTCCTTCGATACGCCATTTCGACAAGCTCAATGGCTACTCAGGACGAACGGGTTGGCTCTTTTCCTTTCCAAGAAGGAATAGCGGGATGACCGTGACGATGGAGAGCGCCGCGACCCCTGTCGTCGCGCTCGATGACCTTAAATCCTATCTCAAGATTTCGCTGGGCGAGGAGGATGGGCTGCTCGCCGGCCTGCTCGTTGCGGCGACCGACATGGCGGAGCGGTTCACCGGGCAGATACTGGTGGACCGGGCGGTGGCGGAAGTGATGCCGGGGGCGCGCGAATGGCGAAGGCTCTCCGTGCGGCCGGTGCGCAGCGTGACCGGGGTGACCCTGCTGCCCGCGAATGGCCCGGAAGTCGCGCTGGCGGTGGACGGCTATGCCATCGACATCGACCGCAATGGCGACGGCTGGGTGCGGATCGTGGGGCCGCAGGGCGGGCGGATGCGGGTCGCCTACCGCGCGGGCATCGCGGCGGATGGGGATGGCGTGCCCGATGGCATCCGGCACGGCATCGTGCGGCTGGCGGGCGAATATTATGCCCGTCGTGACGGGCTGGACGCGCAGCCGCCGGCGGCGGTGAGCGCCTTGTGGCGGCCGTGGCGCAGGATGCGGCTCGCATGAGCGGGCTGGTGGAACGCGTACGGGCGACGGCCGAGGCGCGGGCGGATGCTCTGCGGGCGCGGGTGCGGGCGCGGATCGCGGCGGCGTTGCCGGGGGTGACGATGCGCGAGGAGAGCGACAGGGTCGTCGTTTCGGGCCGCGACCTGCTGCGGCGCTGGATCGGGCGGGACGACCTGCGCGACTGGCGGGAGGAGGAGCGATGAACGGGGCGTTGGCCTTGCGGGGCGTGCTGCTCGCCGCGCTGCGCGATGACGCCGGGCTGATGGCGCTGGTCAATAGCGTCGAGGATGGCGGCGTGCCCAAACAGTCCGCCCCCGCCGTGACGCTGGGGCAGTTGTTCGCGACCGAATGGGGCGCGCGCGGGGTTTCCGGCCTTGCCGTGCGGGTGCCGCTGACGCTGGTCGACCGGGCCGATGTGCCGGATCGGCTGGGCGCGGTGGCGATACGGATCGGCGTGGTGATGAGCGAACTGCCGGCGGAGGCCGGGGGCTGGCGCATCGGCGACGCGCGGTTCGAGCGGGCGCGCAGCCTCCGCGGGCCTGACGGGCAATGGTCGATGTTGGTCGATTATCGGGTGCGGTTGTCGCGCGCCGAATAGCTCCGTTCGTCCTGAGCCTGTCGAAGGACCGCTCTTCTTCCTCTCGCGAGTGCGCAAAGGAAAGGACAGCCCTTCGACAGGCTCAGGGCGAACGGCCTTTGGGAATAGAGAAAGGATCATCTTATGGCGGTGGAAAAGGGCAGTGCGTTCCTGCTCAAGATCGGCGACGGCAATGCGCCCGTGGCCTATAGCACGGTGGCAGGTCTGCGCACGACGCAACTGTCGGTCAATGGCGAGGCGGTGAACATCACCAGCAAGGATTCGGGGGGCTGGCGCACCTTGCTGCCGGGCGCCGGGGTCCGGTCGGTCAGCGTGTCGGGGGCGGGGGTGTTCACCGGATCGACTGCCGAGGTGCGGTTGCGCAACCATGCGCTGGCCGGGGCGATCGACGATTATGAACTGAGTTTCGAGAGCGGCGAGCGAATGCGCGGGCGTTTTCTGGTCACGCGGCTGGACTATGCCGGGGACTATAATGGCGAGCGCAATTATACGCTGACGCTGGAAAGCTCCGGCGCGGTGGTGGCCCTGTGACGGCGGCTGTGAGTGAGATAGCCAATACGGCGCGGGGCGAGATCGCGCTCGACCTGGGCGGGCGCGCCTGCGTGCTGCGGCCGAGTTTCGGGGCTCTGGTCGCGGCGGAGAGCGAACTGGGGCCGTTGCTGGCGCTGGTCGACCGGGCGGCGGAAGGGCGGATTTCGCTGGGCGAGATCGCCGGGCTGTTCTGGCACTGCCTGCCGGATCGGGTGGGCTGGGAGCGCGGGGCGCATGACGAGGCGGTGCTGGCCGGGGGCCTGGCGCGGGCGATGCCGGCGGTGCGCGCGATCCTGCACCAGATTCTTGCCGGGACGGCGTGACGTTCGGGGACAGCGCCGGGCGGCTGATGGGCATCGCGGCGTTGCTGCTGGGGTGGCGGCCGGCGGAATTCTGGGCGGCGACGCCGGGGGAACTGGCGGCGATCCTGCGGCTGTGGACCGAGCGGGCCGGCGAGGGTGGCGCTCCGGGCATGGACGCGGCGGCGCTGGCGCGATTGAAGGAGATGTGCCGCGATGACGGATGAGATCGAGACGCTGACCGTGGGCGTGCGCGCGGAGGTGAGCGGGTTCCAGCGCGATGTGGCGGCGATGCGCGGCACGCTGGAGGGGCCGCTGGTCGAGGGGGCCGACAAGGCGGGGCGGATGATCGAGACCAGCCTGCTGCGCGCGGTGCGATCGGGGCGGACGGGGTTCGAGGATCTGCGCCGGGTGGTGCTGTCGGTGATGGCGGAGATTGCCGCGACCGCGCTGAAGGCCGGGCTGGACAGTCTGCTGCGGCCGGGCGGGAAGGGCGGCGGTGTGGACGCGGGTGGCGGCGCGCCTTCCGGTGGTAGTGGGGGCGGTGGCGGGGTGCTCGCGCTGGGCAGCCAGTTGCTGGGGTCGGTGCTGGGCCTGCCGGGGCGGGCGACGGGCGGGCCGGTGTCGCCGGGGCGCGCCTTTCTGGTGGGCGAGCGCGGGCCGGAAGTGTTCGTGCCGACCAGCAGCGGGAGCGTGACGCCGGTGACGGGTGGCGGGCGCGATGTGCGGATCGCCATCCAGGTGAACGCGCCGAAGGGGGAGAATGGCCGGCTGTTGTCGCGGAGCGCGCGGCAGGTGGCGCGGGCGGTGAAGTCGGCGTTGGCGGAGTAGGCTTTGCTCCCCTCCCGTGAATGGGAGGGGCTGGGGGTGGGCAAGCGGCCGTCAGGTCGCTGTTGGCCCGAGATGTCGCGCAGTCCCACCCCTAACCCCTCCCGCAAGCGGGAGGGGGACCAGAGAGAAGAGGAGTTCCCATGCCCTATTGGCTTGCCCGCGAGCGCGCGGCGCAGGAGGCGGCGCCGTTCAAGCGGTTCGCGGCGCCCTTCTGGACTGTCGATTTTCCGCGGCCGATGATGGCGTCGGTCGTGACCACCGCGCCCGATGCGCTGCGCGTCGATGCGGTCTTTTATACCAGCGGCGATCTGGCGGGGTTGATCTGGGATTCGGTGGATCGCTGGGATCATCCGTTGCTAGGCTATGCCACGAGCCGCGATTATGCGCATTGCCGCTTGCGTTTTCGCTGGCGGAGCGGGGGCGTGCGGCCGCTCGACGCGGTGCAGGGACCGACGCTGACGATCGAGGGGCGCGATGCGGACGGGAACCCGCGCGCCTGGTATGTGCGGTTGTGGAATTATGCGACCGGGTCGCCCGAGGATGCGCTGATCGATCTGGACTTCGATGCGCTGGTCGGCGGATTCCTGTTGCCCGGCGAGGCTGACCCGGTGTGGCCGCGCGACATCGACCGCATGTTCATCTCGGTCATTCCCACCGACTATGACGGGGGGAGTAGCGTCTTTGCCGCCGGGGTCGAGGCCTGGGCGGAGATGAGCGCGATCCGCTGCGACGGGTCGGGTTCGGTGATCGAGATCGGCGATGTCATGGTGCCGGAGCATGGGCTTTCGATCGCGACCGGCTATGACGATGCCTATAATCTGACGCCCGAACGGGTGCTGCGGCAGATACTCAGCCTCGGCTATCGCGGGGCGATCAACCATTATGTGGGGATGAGCCATTATTTCCGGCTCGAACCGGTGGGCGACGCGCATCTGGTGAGCGCTGCGGGCGGCGTGCTGAACGTCGCGTGCGAGGCCTGGCATCGCGACTTTGCCGTACGGGCGGAGGCGCTGGGCTTCGGGGTGATCCTGTCGCTGTCCTATGAGCTGTTCGATGCCCATGCGTGGGGGGACTGGAAGCAGCGCGCGGCGGATGGATCGCCCGCGCTGACCGGATGGGTGCCGCCCTCGACATTGCTGTCGCCCGCGCACGCGGGGGCGATGGGCTATTTGCAGTCGGTGGCCGGGGCGTTCGTGGGGATCGCGCTGGAGGCGGGGCTGGCGGTGCGCTTTCAGGTGGGGGAGCCATGGTGGTGGATCATGCCGGATGGGCGACCGTGCCTGTACGACGATGCGGCGCGGGCCGCGCTGGGCGGATCGCCGGTGGTCATCGCTTCGGTGCGGGCTGCGCTGTCGGGGGCGGAGACGGCATTGCTCGATGCGGCGGGGGCGCTGCTGGCAGAGTCGACGGCGGCGCTGTGCGCGGCGGTGCGGGCGGTGGCGGCGGATGCGGAGACGCTGTTGCTGGTGTTCCTGCCGACGGTGCTCGATCCGCTGGCCACCGAACTCAAGCGCGCCAATGTGCCGCTGGGCTGGGCGTCTCCGGCGTTCGATGTGTTGCAGGTGGAGGATTATGACTGGGTGACGGAGGGACGGATCGCGCTGTCCCGCGCCGGTCGGGCGGCGATCACCGCGCGGCTGGGCTATGCCCGTGATACGCAGCATTATCTGTCCGGCTTCGTGCTGACCGGCGGCGGCGACCCGTCGATGCCGGTGAAATGGGCGCGGATCGCGCGGGCGGCGGCGGTGTCGCGCGCGGGCGGCGATGTCGCGACCTTCCTATGGGCGCTGCCGCAGGTGGCGCGCGACGGCTTTACCTGGTTCGAGATCGAGGGAGATCCAGACATGCAGCATTTCGACGATGTGCGCTTTCCGCTGGATATCGGCCGGCGGGCGAGCGTTTCGCCCGGATTTTCGACGCAGACGGTCGAGACGGTGTCGGGGCGGGAACAGCGCAGCAGCGACTGGGCCGACGCGCGGATGCGGTTCGATGCGGGGCTGGGGGTGCGGTCGGAGGCGGATCTGGCGGTGCTGATCGCTTTCTTTCGGGCGCGGCGGGGCGCGGCGCGGGGGTTTCGCTTTACCGATCCCTATGACCATCACAGCGCCGACTGGGGCGAGGCGGTGGGGCCGATCGACCAGCGCATCGGCGTAGGGGACGGGTCGGAGACGCGCTTCCAGTTGGTGCGGCATTATGGCGAGGGCGATGATCCGCAGGTGCGGCGGATCACGCGGCCGGTGGCGGGGAGCGTGCGGGTCGCCGTCGACGGCGTGGAGGTGGCGGCGGGCTGGCAGTTGGGTGAGCTGGGCGAACTGCTGTTCGACGATGCGCCGGAAGAGGGCGCGATCGTGACCGCCGGTTTTGCCTTCGATGTGCCGGTGCGGTTCGAGGAGGATCGGCTGGAGGTCGGCGCGGAGACTTTCGCCGCCGGCGAGGTCGCGTCGGTGCCGTTGGTGGAGATACGCGAATGACGGTCGCGGCGATATTGGACAAGCCGCTGTGCGCGCTGGCTTTCTGCTGGCGGCTGGAGCGGCGGGACGGGGTGATGATCGGGCTGACCAGCCATGACCGGATGCTGCATGTGGACGGCGTCGATTATCTGGCGAGTCCGGGGATGATGCCGTCGGCGATCCGCCAGACGGGGACGCTCGACCCCGCCGTGATGGACGTGGAGGGCGCGCTTTCCGCCGACAGTCTCTCGCCGGTCGACCTCGCGCAGGGGCGTTGGGACGGGGCGGCGGTGGCGCTGTACCTCACCGAATGGACCGAGCCGGGCGCGCTGTGGCTGGAGATGGCGAGCGGGACGCTGGGGCCGGTGCGGCAGGCGAAGGGCGGTTTTTCGGCGGCGCTCAACGGGCGCAAGGCCGCGCTGGGGCGGGCCATCGTTCCAGCGACATCGCCGACGTGCCGCGCGGTGCTGGGCGATGCGGATTGCCGGGTCGATATGGCGCCGCGCCGGCTGGTGGCGCGGGTGGCGGCGATGGACGGCGAACAGGTGCTGATCGCGGGGATCGACGGCGCGCTGTTCGCGGGCGGGCGGCTGCGCTGGCTGGGCGGGCCGCGCTGCGGGCTGTGGGAGGGGATCGCGGAGGGCGAGGCGGGCGCGGTCGGGCTGGACGAGGCGCCGGGCGCGAGCATCGCGGCGGGCACTCTGCTGCTGCTGGAACAGGGATGCGACAAGCGCATGGCGACCTGCTCCGCGCGGTTCGCCAATGCGGAGAATTTCCGGGGGGAGCCGTATCTGCCGGGCAATGACCTGCTGACCCGCTATCCCAGCGCATGACGGGAGAGAGTATCGGGGAGGCTGCGCTGGCGCTGGTCGGCGCGCCGTTTCGGCTTCATGGGCGCAGCGCGGCGACGGGGCTGGATTGCGTGGGGCTGGCATTGGTCAGTGTACGGGGCGCTGGCGTGCGCGTGCCCGATCCGCCACCCTATCGATTGCGTGCGGGCCCGGCGCCGATGGTGCCGGGATGGATGGCGCGCGCGGGGCTGGTTCCGGGGGAAGGGCGGTGCGCGGGCGATCTGGTGCTGTTGCGCGTGAGTGCGTTGCAGCCGCATCTGGTCGTCGATCTGGGTGAGGGCTTCGTCCACGCCCATGCCGGGCTGGGGCGGGTGGTTCGCGTGGGCGTGCTGCCGGACTGGCCCGAAATCTCGCGGTGGCGGGTTCCAACAGAGAGATAGATAAAGAGGTGAGCCATGGCGACTTTGGTGCTGACCGCGGTCGGAGGCCTGTTCGGTCCCGTCGGCGCGGCGATCGGTGCATTGGCGGGGCAGGCGGTCGATGCCCAGATATTCAAGCCGGCCGGGCGGCAGGGACCGCGTGTCGCCGACCTGCGCGTGCAGACGTCGAGTTTCGGGACGCAGGTTCCGTTGCTGTTCGGCGCGATGCGCGTGGCGGGCACGGTGATCTGGGCGACGGACCTCAAGGAAAGCGCCGAGACGTCCGGGGGCAAGGGGCGGCCGAGCGTCACGACCTACAGCTATTCGGCGAGCTTTGCGGTGGTGCTGTCGGCGCGATCCATCGGGCGGGTCGGGCGCATCTGGGCGGACGGCAATCTGCTGCGCGGGGAGGCGGGCGATTTCAAGACGGGGATCGCGGCGTTTCGGCTCCATGATGGGAACGCGGACCAGCCGGTCGATCCGCTGATCGCGGCGGATCGGGGGGCGGGGGTGACGTCGGCGCATCGGGGGCTGGCCTATGCGGTGTTCGAGGGGCTGGACCTCGCGGATTTCGGCAATCGCATTCCGTCGCTGACCTTTGAGGTCTTCGCGGACGAGGGCGCGGTGGCGGTGGACGGGATCGCGGCGGTGCTGGTGCGTGACGGGACGATTGGCTTCGCCGGGGAGGCTCCCGTCCTGGCGGGCTATGCGGCGGCGGGCGACAGCGCGGGCGAGGCGATGCAGCCGCTGATCGACGGCCATGACCTGCTGCTGCGCAACGATGCGGGGGACATGGTGCTGACCCAGGGCGTGGCGATCGAGCGGATGTTGCGACGCGAGGAGGATCTGGGCTGGGCGCGGGGCGAGGCGCTGGCGGGGCGCGAGATGGTGCGCGGGCCGGTCGAAGCGGTGCCGCGCCGCCTCTCCGTGCGCCATTATGACCCGGAGCGCGACTATCAGGCCGGCGCGCAATCGGCCGAGCGGCAGGGGGCGGGCTGGGAGCAGGCGCAGGTCGATCTGCCCGCGACGCTCGGCGGGGCCAGCGCGAAGATGCGGGCGGCGGATCTGCTGCGGCGGCGGATGCTGGGACGGCGCAGCGCGTCGGTGGCGTGCGGCTGGGCGGCGCTGGCGCTCAAACCCGGCGACGTGGTGGCGCTGGAGGGAGAGGGTGGCGGCTGGCGGATCGAGTCGAGCGAGTGGGAGGGCATGGCGGTGCGGCTGGGGCTGGTCGCGGTGCCGACGCGGCCGCTGGTCGCGCCGGGTGCGGCCGATGGCGGGTCTGGTATCCACCAGCCCGACCGGCTGGTCGGCGCGACGCATCTGGCGCTGATCGAGACTCCGCAGTTGTTCGATGCCCTGGCGGACCGGCCGCAGCTGTTCGTTGCGGCGAGCGGCGGGAGCAGCGCCTGGCGCGGCGGGGCCGTGCTGCTGCGCGTCGAGGATGGCGGCTATGCGCCGCTGGGGTCGGTGCGGCGGGGACCGGTGATGGGTCAGACGCTGTCCGTGCTGGAGCGGGGGACGTCGCTGCTGTTCGATGACGGCGCGTCGGTCGAGGTGCAGTTGTTCGATGCGGACGCGGTGCTGGCGCCGGCGAGCGACGCCGCGCTGCTGAACGGCGCCAATGCCTGCATGATCGGCGAGGAAGTGGTGCAGTTCGGCACCGCGTCGCCGAGCGGGCCGGGGCAGTGGCGGCTGGGGCGGTTGCTGCGTGGGCGGCGGGGGAGCGAGAAGCGGATGGCGGGGCATGCGGTGGGGGAGACCTTCCTGTTGCTGACCGCCGATGCGCTGCTCCCCGTGACGGACGGGCGCGCGGTGGCCGGGTGTCTGGTGGAGATCGCGGCGCAGGGACTGGGCGACGCGACGCCCGCCGAGGCGGACCGCACCGTCGACGGGCGCGCGCTGGTGCCGCCATCACCCGTGCATCTGCGCCTGAGCGGCAGTGCTGGTGAGGGCGTCACCGCTCGCTGGATACGGCGCAGCCGGCTTGGTTGGGGATGGATCGACGGGGTGGATGCGCCGCTCGCCGAGGAAGGCGAGGCCTATCTGGTCGCGATCAGGGCGGGCGACAATCTGATCCGGTCCGAAGAGATTTTCGCGCCGGTCTGGAGCTATTCGCCCGGCGCCATCGCGGACGACCTTGTTGTCGCGGACGGGACGCCGCTGAACCTGATCGTGCGCCAGCGCGGTACGCACGGTCTGGGGTCGCCCGCGCTCGCATCCCTATCCTTCTGAACAGGAGCCATTTTTCATGAGTGACGAAGCCAGTCCGCGCCTTGCCCTGCCCTTTCTGGTGCCGGGGCAGGCGCAGAAGGAGATGGTGCATAATGAGGCGTTGCAGCGCATCGACGCGCTGGCGCAGCCGGTGGCGCAATCCGCCGATCTTGCCGTGCCGCCCACCGTGCCGACGCCTGGCGACTGCTGGATCGTGGCCGGTGGCGCGACGGGAGCCTGGGCGGGCCATGCCGGCGATATCGCGCAATGGACGGCCGGGGGATGGCGCTTCCTGCAACCGGGGGAAGGCTGGCGCTGCCACGTTTCCGACCGCAGCGCAGCAATGCGGCATGACGGAACAACATGGGTTAACGAAACAGTTCGCAGCGATGGTATTTATGTCGATGGAGACAAGGTGGTTGGTTCAAGAATGGCGGATATTGATCCCCCGGTCGGCGGCACTGTAGTCGATAACGAAGGCCGCGCCGTTATTAACGAATTACTTACGGCTTTGCGAACGCACGGTCTGATCGGGTGA